GATACAACCAATCAGTTTCAGTCTTTACAAGGTAAAAGGTTTAGTGGTGATGGCAGTACAACTGCTTTTACATTAGATATTGCACCTACTTCTACATTAGACATAGAAGTCTTTGTAGAAAATGTTAGACAGGACCCAAACTCCGCCTATAGTTTATCAGGCACTACACTGACACTTGCTGCCGCACCTGCTAGTGGAACAAATAATATTTATGTAGTACATCAAGCAAAAGCAGTAGGAACAATTAGTCCTGCAGCAGGGACTGTCAATGCAGATTCTTTTGATAACACAGTTATATCTGGACACACAGCTTTAGCTGCAGTACCTGCAGCAACTGATGAATTATTAATATCTGATGCAGGAACAATAAAAAGAATTGATGCACAATTTTTTCAAAACACACCTGCTTTTATGGCACAAATGTCGGGAGACCAAAGTATAAGCAGCAATACTAATACTAAAGTTGATTTTGATACAGAAGTTTTTGACACTGATAGTGCTTATGACCATAGCACAAATCAAAGATTTACAGTACCCTCAGGTATGGGAGGAAAATATTATATCACTTGCACACTAGGAACAGATGATGGAAACGAAGGTTCTATTTTTGTTGTTAATATATATAAAAATGGTAGTAACGCAGGTGAATCTAGTTTTAACAGAATACAAAGAACAAGTGGTGTTTTATCTTTTGATGCTCACACTATTATAGATTTAAGTGCAGGTGATTACATTGAAATTTATGCGAGGCACGAAACTGCAGTGACTCTTCAACCAGGTATTAATAGTGGAGAATTTAAGTCAAGATTTGGAGGTTTTAAATTAACATAATGGCAAGTTTATATACAAAAGTAAAATTATACATAGAGGCAAACTCTGCAACTTGGGATGACACAAAAGTATCTTTACAAAATGATGGCAGTGGAGACTATATTAAAACATGGACATATAGTTTTACTAAACCAACAGATTCACAAATAGCATCTTATGAAACAGCAGGTAATACTGCAGAAACTTTATCAGGTGTTTTAAGTAAAAGACAAACAGAATACTTATCATGGCAAGAACAATTAGATAAACTGTACCACGATATTGATGATGGTAAATTAGATAAGACAGGTTCTTGGTACACACATATCAAAGCAGTAAAAGACGCAAACAGTAAAGGTTAATCATGGCATTTGGAGAAGTTGGAACATCGCTATCCAAGGTTAAAGCCAATAGCTTAAATCTTGCAGGTACATTTGGTTTTAGTGGCACAGTATCGGGATTAGCTGATGAAACACCTTTAGTATTAATCAGCACATTTACTTCTGATGGTTCTGATGCAACTGCAAGTTTTACTAGTGGTATAGATTCTACATACAAAGAATATATGTTTGTGTTTAATAATATACATCCTGAAAGTGGTAATTTTTTTGAATTTAATGTTAGTGCAGATGGAGGTTCAAATTATAATGTTACAAAAACTACAACTATATCTGTAGCAGCTCATAACGAAGGAGGTAGTGATACAGCTTTAACATATAGAACAGCTCAAGACTTAGCACAATCTACAGACTTTCAAAAACTCTCCTCTTATGGAAATACGGGAGCAGAAAATGATGAATGTATTAGTGGCATAATAAAACTGTACAATCCTAGTTCTACTACTTTTGTTAAACATTTTATGGCTACTACTAATACTTATGACGCAACTAATTATTCAATCAATAGTTTCATTGCAGGATATTTTAACACCACATCAGCTATAAACGCTGTTCAATTTAAATTTGTATCTGGTGAAATACAAGGCGGAACAATAGATTTATTTGGAGTAGTATAATGGCACTTAGTAAATTAGCAGCAAACTCTTTTGACCTAACAGATAATTATGCATTTACAGGCACAACAACTGGAGCAGTATCTACACAAAAATTATTTTTAATTAAGAATATTGATGCTAGTTCTAGCAGCACAGTAAGTTTTGTTAATGGTTCAGATAGTGTTGTTTTAGATAATACTTACAAAACATATTTATTTAGATTTATAAATATTCATCCGCAAACAGATGAAAAAGATTTACAAGTAGGATTTAGAGATGGTGGGAGTGATTATGATGCTGTTAAAACTACAACTTATTTTGATGCTATACATGACGAAGCAGATAGTTCTACTGCATTGCAATATACAACAAGTCTTGATAAAGCACAAAGCACAGGATTTCAAACTATTTTAAGATTTATAGGTAATGATAATGACCAGAGTGCATCAGGTGAAATGTTTTTATTTAATCCTTCTAATACAACTTTTGTAAAACATTTTATTAGTCGTGCAAATTCTGTTACAGGAGGCGACTATACGAATAATCATTTTATTGGAGGATATGTTAATACAGCTACAGCTATAGATGGTGTTCAATTTAAATTTAATAGTGGCAACATAGACTCAGGGAGGATAGCATTATATGGCATTAAGTAAAATTCAACCCGCATCTATGGACCTAACTGCTAATTATGCTTTTACAGGAACTAACTCAGTAGCAGGGTTTACATATGAAGAAAAAAAATTAGCTACAGTGACAGCATCTAGTAGTGCAACATTAGATTTTACAAGTAGTATAAATAGCACATATAATATTTATAAGTTTAGGTTTGTTGATTTACACCCTGCAACTGATGGTTCAATATTTAGATTTCAAGCAAATGCAGCAGGAGGTTCAGGATTTAATGAAACAATTACATCAACAGATTTTGAATCCTTTCATAATGAAGGAGATGATACTACAGGTTTTTCATATCAAGCTAATCAAGACCAAGGTCAAGGAACATCATTTCAAACAATAACAAATTCTTGTGGAGCAGATGCAGACCAATGTATTTCGGGTGAATTGTTTTTATTTGACCCAAGTAGCACTACTTTTGTAAAACATTTTATTTCTAGAACACAAAGTGCTAATGAATCAAATTATAGTTTTGATGTGTTTGTAGCAGGATATTTTAACACCACAACTGCTATAGATGAGGTACAGTTTAAAATGTCTAGTGGAAACATAGACTCAGGTACAATAGAAATGTATGGAATTAACTAGAAAACTTGATATAAAGGAGGATAAATGCCAAGATATCATAATATAAATGGAACTAAAGTACAGTTCACAGCAGACGAGGAAACAGCGAGAGATGCTGAAGAACAAGCATGGGCTGACGCAGCTCCTGCTAGAGCCTTGGCTGACCTCAGAACAAAAAGAAACAGATTATTAGCAGAGACAGACTATCTAGCTTTATCAGATAGCACTCTTAGTGATGATATGAAAACATATCGACAGAATCTAAGAGATTTACCTGCAGGAAAAGATACAGTAGCTAAGTGCGAAGGTGCAACTTGGCCTACTAAACCATAGGAGGATAGATGAGTAAATCACAAATAGCAACAGGCGGTGTAGCAGATGATGCAATCACTGCAGCTAAAGCAACAGGATTCGGTAAAATTGGTCAAGTTTTATCTACAACTAAAACAGACACATTTTCTGGAAGTGCTGGTGGAGGTGCATATGTTGATGTCACTGGATTATCAGTTGCAATAACTCCGTCTGCCACTTCAAGTAAAATATTGGTAATGGCAACTCTTTGTGGTTGTAATAGCGTTAATACTACTAGTCCACAAAATAGTATAGGATTTAAAATTATTAGAGGGTCAACTGATATAGCTATTGGAGACGCTTCAAGTTCAAGAAGTAGGGTTGGAGTTATTTATTCAGACCCAAGTGCGGACCAAAGAAACATAACAGCTATTTCTTTGCAACACTTAGATTCGCCCTCAAGCACCTCAGAGCAAACGTACAAAATTGCAATTACACAAGGGTTTAGTAATGGTGCTGTAACCTTATATGTAAATAGAACTGATGGTGACCCAAATGATTATAGTGGTATGAGAGCAGCTTCTTCGATAACAGTTATAGAGGTACTAGCATAATGGCGAATTTACATAAAGCAATTAGAGCAATACATAATTCAGTTGTAACCATAAATGGAGATACACAAGAAACTATTATTGCAAAAGATAATAGCGGAAATATTGTTAATATTGATTGGACACAGGTTAATGCTTGGACAGACCCTGACGAATATAAAATTAAAAGGGCACTAGAATATCCTAATATTTTTGACCAATTAGATGATATATATCACAACGGAATAGATGGTTGGAAAACTACAATAAAAGCAGTAAAGGATAAATACACCAAGGAGTAAGTATGGCATACATAGGACAATCAATTAAAAATGGAACCTTTAGTGTCTTAGACACAAGTGGTAATACTTACAATGGTTCTAACACAACATTTAGTTTAGGAACACAAGTAGGTTCTCCTGCACAGTTATTAGTATCTCATGATGGTGTGGTACAAAAACCAGGAACAGACTATACACTAGCTACAGGCGGTACACAGATTACATTTACTACAGCCCCTGCTAGTGGAGCATCAATCTTTATTGTAGAAATATCTGGTGCAGTTGGTGGACCAATGAATACAGATATTAATGGTGCAGAGTTTATATTAGATGTAGATGGTGACACAAGTATCACAGCAGATACAGATGACCAAATAGATATTAAAATTGCAGGAGCAGATGATTTTAAATTTTCAGCAAATGCAATGAATGTGTTATCAGGTTCTACACTTACAATAGATTCAGGTGCAACTATTGCAAACAGTGGCACGGCTACTGGATTTGGTGGTATCACTATGGCAGACCAATGGAGATTATCTGCTGCAATTACATCACCAACACAAAATGCTGATGCTGTTATCAGTTCCAATTGGGAAAGAAATGACAGTACAGCTTATGGAGTTCTTGGCTCTGGTATGTCTGAGAGTTCTGGTATTTTTAGTTTTCCAGTTACAGGATTTTATCTTGTTAGATATGTTATGATGCACTCAGCTAATGCTGATACTTATTTTGGTGGAGGTATAGAAGCAACTACAAATAATTCTTCCTATAGTGACATTGCAGAACAATTTAATTATTTTGATTATACGGGAAGCACAGTAGGTGGAGGAATATTTTGTGAGTCTCTACTTGATGTCACAGATGTTTCAAACATAAAAGTAAGATTTACTTATAATACAAATGCTGGAACTTACATAAACGGTAATTCAAGTGAAAATCAAACTTATGCAACATTTGTTAGATTAGGAGATACATAGAATGGCAACTTTAGCTACAAAAATAAAACTTTATTGTGAAGCAAATTCAAAAACTATAGATTTAATAAATGATGTTAGATTAGCAAATGATGGAGATGGAAGCACTTATATAAAAAAATGGAATGTTGAAGGTCTTACACAACCAACAGATTCTCAACTTGCCTCATACGAAACAGCAGGTAATACTAGGGAAACACTAGACGCTGTGTTAACAAAAAGAAAAAAAGAATATTTATCTTATAACGAACAATTAGATAAATTGTGGCACGATATTAATGATGGTAAATTTGGTGACTCTGCTAAAACAGGAACTTGGTATACTCACATTAAATCAGTCAAAGACGCAAATAGTAAGGGATAATGTTATTCGGTCACGGCACCATATCTGAGTTCGCCATAGCCTCTGTTAGAGGTGGTGGTGTACAAAACGTAGGATCACCTTTTATTAGTGGACTTTCTTTTAGTGCTAGTGTTACTGATTTAGAGTCTGTAACAGGAGCTGCAACATTTGCAGTTACCACTGCAGGAGCACCAAGCTTTACACTAGGAACTGAAACTGTAACGGCAAGTGCTAATATTACTACTACCACTGCAGGTCAAATTACTGTAGGATTAGGTGATGAAACTGCCTTTGGTGAGGCATTTCAAAATATTATTAATTTTAGTGTGGGTACACCTAACTTCTTTATTTGGAACGAGGTTGACGATTCACAAACAGTTACCTGGATTGATGTGGAGCCAGGTTCAAC